GTTCTCCGCCCCAGCGGCAGTGTGACAGCCGCAGGAGGCCCGCCACAGTCGGCGATAAGCCCCCGAGAAAAGTAGCGTCTCAACTTTTTCGGAGGCCATCGTGGCTATCACCATCTCGGCTGCCTACATCCAGTCCTACGAACGGACGGTCAGGCAGCTTGCACAGCAATCCGATTCCCGCCTGCGCCGTTTCATCACCGAACGCGGCGTCGGGGCCGAGAAGCACAACTGGGATCGCCTCGGCAAGCAGGACTTCACGCAGAAAACCGCCGCCCGCACGGCGACGCCCATGAGCGATTCGCCCTGGACTCGCCGGGTTTCGGTCGCGCAGACGTGGCACGACGGCGATACGGTCGAGCAGGAAGACGTGGTGCAGATGCTCATTGACCCGAAGTCGTCCGTTGCCGAGAAGCAGGGCATGGGCGCGCGGCGCGCGGTGGACGACATCATCATCGCGTCGGCGACGGGCAACGCGCTCGACGGCGCGGGCACCCCGGTAGCGTTCCCCTCCGGGCAGAAGGTCGGCGACGGCACCGCGCCGATCTCGTTCGACATGGTGACGGCTGTCCAAGAGAAGTTCATGGACAACGACATCTCGCCGGACGTGCCGAAGGTCTTTGTGGTCGGCCCGACGCAGGTGAGGAAGTTGATGCAACTCACCGAGCAGACGAGCGCCGATTACGTCCGGCAGTCGCTTCAGCAGCTTTCGTCCACGGGCATCGTGCCGAACTGGATGGGCTTCACCTGGATCGTGTCGAACCGCCTGCTCGCCCCGTCGGCGGGAGAACTCTCCTGCCTCGCGTTCACTCGCCGCGCCATCGGCCTGCAAGTGAACAAGGACATTTGGGCGCGCGTCGCCGAAGACCCGACCATCAGCTTCGCGTGGCGCATCTACTGTGCCCTCACGATGGGCGCGGTGCGGGTCGAGGACGAGCAGATCGTCCACGTCCACGTCAAGGACGCGCTGGTTTAAGTCGCAGCAGAGCAGTTGCGAGAGCCGAGGCCGGAGCGGGGCGATCCGCCCCGGCCTCTTTTTTAGGAGAATGCGATGCTGAAAGTTTCCAACACCTTCGGGCGCACCGATTCGCAGGGTGCGCTGTTTGCAGTGGTGCCCGCATCTACGTCGCTGGCTGTGGGGCAGATGGCGGTCTATGCCGGGCAGTCAGCGGGCAAGAACGCGGGCTATGTCTTAAAGCGGATGGAGGATGCGGTTTGGACTTTGCTCGACCGCATTCGCAATGTGTCGAAGGGGCAGGTTTCCGTGCGCGTCGAAGTCTATGCGGACGAAAGCGAGGCCGTGTTCAACAACGGGCTGGGGCTGACTGCCGATACCGTGGTCGCAGGCGCGGCTTTCGTCGTGCCGGATGCCGACTTGGCGCAAAGCACGCAACTTCTTGCAGGCGGCTTCAAGCAGCTTCTCGAAGTGGCGCGCGAGGGGATGAATCAGGGAGGAGCGCCGGGCATCCGTCCATGAACATCAACGACGCGATTGACGCCGCGATTGCCAACATCGCGGGCGATCAAAACGCCCTCGATGACAAGCTGCTGCGCTACTACCGCGCGAACGGCGCAACGTCGCTCGATCTTGACGACGCCGAGCGCGAATTCCTGTTTGCGCGCGGCATCGGCGCACAATACAACACGGAAGAAAACTCTGATCCGTTCTTCAGCAACACGGTAAACTGGAACGAGAACGGAGGCTGGGCCGTCGCCGCAGGCGAGGCGGTAGCGACGAATCTGCTGGCGGGGAACTACATCACGCCAACGAGCAATTTCACCGCAACAGACACCTATCTGCTCGAGATGAAGATTGAATCCATTTCCGGCGGCGGTGTGTGGTTTGCTGCGAACGCGGTGCAAATTTCGCCGAAATACACTACGCCGGGCACGCACCGCATCGAGGTTGCTGTGACCGCCGGACAGACGCCGGGAATTATCGGCGATGTCGGCGTCAATGCGGTGCTGACGAAGTTTTCCCGCAGGCAGAATATCGCCGTGCATGGGCTTTACGGGAACCAGATCAATGATCTGTGGGAATTTTATCTTCGCACTTCTAAGGGCTACAGCGGTGCGCTCGACGACATGAAGTATCTCTATTGGACAACGGGGCCGAGGCCATGATCGAACTTGCGATGGAGTTGCTGCGCCAGGAGGAGTTCAAGCGCCAGGGCGCGAACAAGAACGAGATCAACCGCATCAAGCGGATGCACGCGGGCGGGATGTCGCCGGAGCAGATCAGCGATAAGTTGAACATCTGCCTTTCCTCGATCCGTTCCTATCTGCCGCCCATCGTGGGCGACATTGCGCCGACTGTGACGCCGCCGCCCGCTGCCGAGGAACAGCCGAGGAAATCCGCGCGGAGGTCGTAAATGGCTGTGAGCGAAGTCTCGATCTGCAACCAGGCTCTCGGTTGGCTGGGCGAGAAGCCCATCATCTCGTTCGACGATGCGAGCGCTGCGGCGCAACTGTGCAAAAACAACTACGATCTGTTGCGCGACGCCGTGCAGGAGACGCGCGACTGGGCGTTCTGCATGGTGCGCTTCAAGCCTGCGCCGCTGGCGACGCCCCCGGCATGGGGCTACTCCTACCAGTTCCAAATTCCGGCGGGCGTCTTCCGGCTGATCTTCGTCGGGGAGAACGACGACTCCAACGAATCACAGCCCGTTGACGGCTGGCAGCGCGAGGGCGACAAGATCGTGGCGAACGTGAACACGATCTACGTTCGCGCGGTCGGGCGCGTCGAGGACACAGCCAAGTTCCCGCCGCTGTTCGTGCAGGCGCTCGCCGCGCGCATCGCCGCCGATCTCGCCATGCCAATCACTAACAGCCGTTCGCTGCAAAGCGATATGTTCAAGCTGTTCGGCACGAAACTCACCGAGGCGTCGAACTCCGACGCGGTGCAGGGACGCACCCGCATCATCAAGTCGAGGGATTTGAGCGTCACGGCGAGGCTGTCCAACCGGGCGGCCTGATGCCGAAAGTCTCGCCGCTCCAAGTCAGTTTTTCCGCTGGCGAACTCAGCCCGCGCCTCTACGCGCGCACGGACGCGCGCGGCTACAGGGAAGGCGCGCGGGTGATGCGGAACATGATTCCGCTGTCACAGGGGCCGAGCGTCCGCCGCCCCGGCACCTTCACGCGGCAAGTGGTCAACAACGTGCAGAACGTCCGGCTGATCCCGTTCCCCGTGACGGTGGATGTCGGCTACATCCTGGCGTTCTACGGCAACAGCATGATTATCTTCAACGAGTTCGGCGAGACGGTGAAGCCGCAGAAAGTCCTGAATCCGCGCTTCCAGCTTCTCGGCGCGAACTGGACGGCGTTCGTCGGCTCGCCGCCGCAGGCGGGCGTCGTCACGTTCAGCATCGGCAACGCCTCGCTCAATCCGACGCCTACGAATCCCGCCGCAATCCGGCAGAACATCACCGGGTTGACGGCGGGACAGGTTTACACCTTCACCGCTTATGGCACAGCGACCAACTTCCGCATCCGCGCAGGCACGGCGGCGGGACTGAGCGATCTCGGCGAGGCGTTCAGCGGACTCGGCAATGCCGCTACGTTGCAGGTGACGCCGACGGGCACGAACTTCTGGATCGAAGTCGCGCAGCCCGCCAGTGCCGGGCCGACGGGGATAATTCTCTCCGTGTCGGTCACGTCGAACGCCGATGCGACGCAGGTGTTCGCAACGCCCTACAACCAAGACAACCTGCAATTCATCCAGTCGGAGATGGCTCCGGCGGGACAGTTGATGTATTTCTCCAACCCCGTCGTCACGCCCTGGAAACTGACGCTGGTCGGTGGGGTATGGACATTCGAGGCGGTGACGTTCACCACGCCGCCGCCCGACTGGGTGACAAACAACTATCCGGTTGCGCTGACATTCTTCCAGGGTCGCTTGTGGTTTGGCGGCACGCTCGCCCAGCCGTCGAAGTTTTGGGGATCGAAGTCGGGACTCTACGAGGACTTCACGACGGGCACGCAGGCCGACGATTCGGTGGTCTATACCATCGCCAAGCGCGGCGCGATCCGTTGGATGACAGGATTGAAGACCCTGCTCGTCGGAACGGAGATCGGCGAGTTCGTGATTTCGTCCGAGGCGGGCGTCATCACGCCGACCGATGTCACCATCGAGCCGCAATCGCAATATGGCTCGATGCCGTTCCAAGCGCACCAGCTTGGCAACCAGGTTCTCTACGTCTCGGGCGACGGCAGGAAGCTGCGCGCGATGGGCTACCGCTTCGAGGAACAGGGCTGGGTGACGCAAGACCTGACTTTTGCCTCGGAGCACATCACAGCCGGGCGCGTTTACGAGATCGCTTACACGCAGAACCCGGAGAGCATTGTCTGGATGGTTAACCAAGCGGGCGAATTGCTCGGCTGCTCCTACGACCGCGCGAACAACATCATCGGCTGGCACAAGCACGATACGCCCGGCGTCGTGTGGATCGCCATTTGCGCGCTGCGCGTCAGCGGCACCGACTTCCTGTGGCTCGCTGGGCGCATCGAACTTGCTACTGGCCCTGAAGTCGTCATCTGCGTGATGACGCAGCCGCTTGCCAACCGCCCCTATATGGATGCGTCGAAGACTGTTGTCGCACCCAGCCCGACCGTGACGTTTTCCGGGTTTGGTTATCTCGAAGGCAAGACCGTCGGGGTGCTGGCGGATGGCGCGGTGCATCCCGATGTGGTGGTGGCGGGCGGCAACGTCGTTCTGCAAGCGCCTGCGACCGAAGTCACAGCCGGGCTGCGCTTCCTGTCACAGTTGCACACGCTTCCCGTGGAGATCGCCCAGCATCC